GACCGGATTCAGCAGCTTCAGTGCGACCTCAAGGACGCCATTGAGGCGTACCGAGCGCTTATGCGAAAGGTCGAGTCCCAGCGCGGTCAATGATCAGCGCCTGACGGCGAGGGTAGGGGCTGATGCTGATGTGCGTCCAAGCGTCAAACTCACGGATGATCTGGTCAAACTGCAAGTCAGAGTCAATGATGGCCCGCACAACTTGGTCTGGCGTCATGCCCGGCACCTTGAAGTCAGCCGCGTAGCCCAGACGGTGCTGGCTGGTGTCCTTGCTGCCTACGCTGTCGTTGACTTGCTTAGACCTGAAGGCACTGTTAATCATAATTGGCTTGCCGTCCAGCAGCGTCTTGACTTGCTCCAAAAACTCAGCCAGCTTTTGCAAGTTGGCTAGTTCAGCGTCGTTTGGCGTATTGTCAAACTGGCGGTGGCTGGTGGCGGTCAGTTCCGCGAGAGTAAAGTGTGGTGTCATTTCTTAGCTTTCATATCCATAATTTTTTCAAGCGTGCGGCCACCGAAGTAGAAACTCATCACAAGCATGCCCCACTGGCCCAGCAGGGTGACGTAGACCTCGTTGGCGTCCAGTTTGAAGGCGCTCATCATGGCAAACACGAAATAGCCGATGAAGATGGCGACCAGCGTCATGGGCCTGATGTTCTTGGACAGCCAAGAGTCGCTGCTCATGTCCGATTTCAAGCGGTCAGTCAGGTTGTTCTGCTCGGTCTTGTACAAGTCCGTGTCGTTTGCCATCTTGGCTAACTCGCCGTCTTGCGCCATTTTGGTCAATTCAAATTGCGCCTTGGCTTTGGCTTCTGGGTCAGGGATCAGTTTGTCAATGAGCTTACCGCCCACGTTTAAGAGCGCGTCGAGTCCAATCATTGTTTACTCCTTGATAACATGGTTGCTGCGATTTGAAGCATTGCGCGGGTCTTCTCTAAATTATCTGGCGGTGATGCCCAGCCTACTGTGATCTGGCCTACAAAGCGTCCAGGCTCTGGCGGCACTGAAATTCGGCACGTATAGCCCACACCCTTTTCAATGTACCAGATGCCCATTTCACTCTGTGCGCTGGTGTATTCGCCGCAGGGAATCTCGTTTGCCATCAAGCGCACTACGTCAGCGTTGTTCGATGCGTTCTGGGTGAACAGGCCAACGTCCAGCCCATCGTTGGTCTTGTCCCGCCCCTCTCGGGTGTACGCCCTGTGCAAGATGCGCGTTCCAAACATTGAGTTCACCTTGAACACCGCCACAATGATGGCGCCAGACTGCTTGAACAGATGGGCAGCAGCGTCCTCTACCCTGTCCTCTGCAATGCTTGGTATCTTTTTGGATTCTTTGTACGCCCCGATTAGCAGCTCTTGATTTGTATATACAAAGTAGCCAGCAAAGGTCAGGACAGCCATCAGCACCATTGCAAACAGCCGGAACGGGCTGCTGACATACGCCAGCACTTTGTCAACTAGGTTGAGGCGTTCGTCAGTTGCCATCAGCACTTACCTCCGCATTGCTCAAGTATGCCAAAAGTGAAGTATGCAATGATTCCTAGCATGGCGGTAAACACCACACCGAGCAAGGCCAACTCAATGACTTCATCAATTTCTTTTTTGCGCCTTGCATTGATTTCTTTTTCGCGCCGCGCATCGTGGGCAGACTCCGCGTCCAGCGCTGCTGCTCTGGCCTTAATTTTGTTCCAGACGTCTATCTTGCCGGACTGCATGAACAGCAGTTGCAACTCGTCCTCAAACCGCTTGGCCTGATCCAAGGCCATCTCGATCTGAATGGCCGTGCCCATGCTTGACTTGGATTTCTTGGCTTGGACTACAGCCTTGGTGGCGGTGGACTTGGCGTCAAAGTACTTGCCCAGCACCGGCCCAAGAGACGACACATCGTCAACGGTTTTGCTGACCTTCTTGATCAGCGCGACCGCTGCTTGTATGCCTGCTAGCGCGGTAAGCGGGTCAATCACTTTCGGCTACCTTCGCTGGTTTGCCTTTTTCTCGCCACTTTAAACACCAGACCTCTTTGCGATCAGATGACCAACTCCACCTCACGCACTCAAATACGGGCGCGGGTGCTTGTACCGTTGCCGGTGGTGGTGGAGGTAAGGCGTCCATATATCACTTGTCGGCCTTGGCTTCTAGTTTGTCAAAGATTTTACTGAGCATCTCTTTGATCTCGCGGTTGTCTTCGCGGTAGTCGTTGCGGGCCACGTAAATGGTGGGCATCGCCCGCACGTCCGCGTCCAAGCGTTCTAGCGACCTAGTGATGCTGTTGAGCGTCCACCCACCAAAGAAAGATGCCAGAACAACCGCGCCGTTGAACAAGACTTGGTAGTCCATTTATTGCCCCGCTAGCGCGTTTTGATTTTGTTGCGCCGGTATTTGCGCCAAGCCAGGTGTGATACGAGCGCCTATTCTTTGCCCCAACAAGTTTACCGTTTTTTGCTCTGCTTGTTTTGCCATTGCATTTTTAATAGATTGCGCTGCAACAGCAGGGTTTGTCATTTCGCGGGCCAATTCCAGCGCCAGCTTGTCATCAACAATACCCAGCAGCTTTTTGACAACCGCGTTGTAAACAGTAATTGGCAGGGACAAAATAGACGGCAGCGGCGCCACGCCAGCTTCTTTACCCATTGCGGTTGCAATGCCTTTAATGTCTTTGCCGCCTGCACGGCCAGCAGCCGCTAGCGATTGAAATTCGGCCTCACGGGCCAAGTCATCGCGCACAGCATTAACCGCTGTCAATTGATCAGGCGTTAGTTTGGATGTCAAGTCACCAATTCGTTTTTCTATCGCCAAAGCGTTTGCGCCTGGTGGCAGCGGTGGGCTAAGTTTGTTGCCACTAGCTTTTGCCGTAGCTTCAATTTGTGCCAGTCGCTGCGCGTCGCTGCTGATGGCGTCAAACCGCGCCCGCAAGTTCATGCCGGACTGGTCAAAAATGTCAATGGCGCGGCCATGATCACGCATAAAGTTAGCCAGCTTAGTTTGGCTAACATCGCCGGTCGCAGCGTCCACCACTTTTTTGCGGAACAAGTCTTCAATACCCGCCCGCGCTACCACAAGCGCGTCAGGGTTGTTGCCAAACAGTTGGGTAAACTGCCGCGCCTCTGACTCGCCGTTAGGCGTGAAATATTTGCCTACCACATCTTCGGGCCGAATTTTGCCTTCAGCGCCGCTGGTGCGCTTAAACAGATCGGCGTTAACACCTTCTTTAAATCGCGGCGCGTATTGCGTGCGGTACGTGTTAACGGCGTTGGCATAAGCAGACTTAGCGTCATCAGACAGCGTAGTGCTTTTGCCAATTGCGTCGTCTATCGCAGTGTGCAAAGACCGCAAGTTTTTTAGCGTTGTGGCGGCCATAGGCGCATTGCTAGCCGAAGCAGCAGCGATGTCTGCGTTGATGGCTTTACGAACGTCATCAAGCTGCGCCAAAGTTGCTTCAGGTGCCGCAGCGGGCGCGGCAGCGGGCTTTGCTACTTTAAAGCCTGCCTTACCTACGGTTGCAAGGCCTGTGTCAGGCGCGGCAGGCGCAAAGCCCCGAAGTTTGCGAACAGTGTCTGGCGCGGTTTCAATAGCAAAATCGGACAGTTTACGGCCAAGAATAGTTTCGGCTTCTTGCACCACATTTGACACATCAATTTTTGCATCGCCGGCTGCGTTAAACGCGGCCTTGTATGCTGGTTCAATTACACCTTTTTTAACTGACTGTCTTTCAGCTTTGGCGGCTGCCGTCAACGTATCGCCAACTTGTGTCGGGCTTACATCAACTAATCCGCGATTAATCTGCGCTTTTACTTTTGCTGCGTCTTCGATAAATTTTTGCTGTACGCGGGCTTCTTGCGCCAGCCTAGCTTGATTTGATTGCGAAGCAACGGCGGCGTATTCGGTGGCCATTTCAGGGCGTTCTGCCAATGACTTTCCAAAAGCCGAAAACTTGGTGCTGCCCGCTGTTGCTGCAACTTCAGCGGCTGTCGGCGCAGAGCCAGGTGTAATGACCGCGCCTTTGCTAGTCAGCGCGTTAACAATGTCGTCGCCCTTACCTTCAACGGCGTCTAGGTAAGTAGCCGATTTAAGGTCAGACAATTTGCGAACATACTTGGCCCCACCTTTGACAGCAGCTTGGCCAACTGTAGGCACCAGCGCGCCAATTGCAGCGCCTGTGGCCGCGTCTTCTGGGTTGACAAGCGCGGCGGCTGCGCCGCCGGTGACAGCGCCACCTAGCGCCCGCGTGCCTACGCTGGCCGCGCCAGGCGCCATGCCGGTTTGAAAACCAGACGTTTTAATTGAAGTAGCTAACGGCGTCAAAAACTTAGCCAGCGAAGGGGCCATTTTTGCGCCTGCTTTAACAGGTGCGGCAATCGCCCCGCCCACTGGCAAGGTAGCTATGATTTCGCCGGCTAGTTCACCTGTGCCGGTGGCAATAGGAAATTCTTGCTTAAACGGCGCGACAGTAGCCTGCGATTCCGCACGGCGCCGAGCAGCGTCTTCAATCAAAGCTGTGCCGGCTTCTTGCGCGCCAAGTTGTTTCAAGCCTTTGCCGACAAGTTGCTGGCCGCCAAACATGATGTTGCCGCCGGCACTTATGATGCCTTGCGACACAGCCTCAATAGGCGCGCCAATAGTGCTCAGAAAGCCGCGCTGTCTAGCCGCAGGAATTTCACTTGGAGTAGATGGCGCGGCGGGCGTGTCATCGGTAAGCCAATTGCCGCCCACAAGATACGCTTTTGCACCTTGTTTATTGGTGGCCGATTGCGTAATGGGCTGCCATTGGTCGCCTACCAAAACGACACGTTCGCCAGTTGTAGGATTTGTCGCTGTTTGCAAAGGCATTTTGCGTCCTTAATCTGGATTAAACCCAGGGGGCGGCGCAACGCTTGCCGCTGCGGGCGTGCCTTCAGTAGCCATATCAGTGGTCACAAACTGATTTTTGCGTTCGCGCATTAAACGAAGAACAGTCTTGCCCGCTGCTTTTCTAATTTCTGTTGGCAGCGTAGGGTCGGCCAATTGACCGGCAGCTTCCTTGTATGACTTTGTGTCTTTGTCAGACTGCGGGCCTTCAAACCGAGGAACCATTTTTAACACTAGATCGGCAATCGGCGCCAGCTTACCAATGGCAATTGCGCCTGGTGTAGCCTTGCCAACAAAACCTGCGCCAATGTCAACTAACCGCCCCGCCCCGCTGCCGGTGGATTGGTCAATTAAACCCCCGTCTTTTGTGACTTCATCTAACTGTGTAATCGCAAAGCCAAGGTCTTTGCCTAGCTGAACTTTTTGTGCCGCTACTTTTTCAGCGGCGGCAGATGGTCTAGCCCCACCGATTACGCCCGGTGCATTTGCGCCGCCGCCTCTGTATTGGTTAGCATCAACTTGCAAAAATTTACCTGGGTTGTTCGGGTCTTCAACCGTTGTGATCGCGGGCGCGCGAGCCTGCGCGGGCGGGCGGCCAGCTTCTTTAAGTTTTTTCTCGTAATCAAATATTGAGCCTACAAACCCCTGTTCTTTGGCGGCTTGGTAATTTAATTGAAGATCGGTTTGTTTTGGTACTACAGGCGCAACAGGCGCGGTAAATACAGACTTCCCACCTTGGAACACACTGGCGCCTGGCGAAACCGTTATAGGCTTCATGCCTTCAAGCAACTGGGCAACACTTTGCATTGACCCCATACGCAATTCATCAAACTTACCTGTTTTAACAGCATTTTGCAAAGTCGCCAGCCCTTTTTCAGGCGTCGCGCCTGTGCTTTTAAGCCAAGGCCCAAGAATGGGATCGGCGTGTACAGACTGATGCAAGGTTAAGTATGCTTCTGGCGTGTCAGCTCTTTTATATGCTTCTGGAAGCAACGCTAATTTATCAGCCAACAGCTTAGTGCTTGCACTTTCTTGTTCAAAGCGTGACTTTTGAATACCCGGCAATTGAGCGCCGCCGCCGCCAGCAGCAACAAGGCCGGTCAGTTTGTTGTAGTCAATTTTGCCTGTTTCGTCAATTGATTGCGCGTATGCGTCAGCCAACACGTTCTGCGATTTTGCCGTTCGTTGCGCCTCTTGCATCTTCAGCGCGTTCAGTTCTTGCGCTTGCCGTCCACCTTGAATCTGCTGTATGGCGGCATAGTCAGCCAGCGCGTTCTGTTGCGGAAGTTCAATGCCGCGATAACTCATTGCAATGTTGGGGTTTACAAGTGCCATGATCAATCCTTAACCAAGTCCAACGGAAGCGTTGTAGCCGGGGTAAGGCTCTGTGCTTGTGTACCCACCACCGCTACCAATAGCACGCGACAGCAAGGCGTTGCGCTCTTGGCCTTGGCTGTAGTTCAAATATTGATTCAAGCCCTGCGACAGCGCGTTAGCGCCGCCCATGTAACCCGAGGCACGGGCCTGCGCTGCTTGACCGCCAGCCTCGCCTACACCAGTCGCCATTGCTTGACCGGCTTGGCCTAACTGGCCTACAGAAGTTTGAGCCATACCGGCCAAAGATTGCAACGGATTAAGACGAGCCTGACGCTCAGTCTGGTAGCGATTAAAAGCGTTGGTGTACTCTTGGCTACCCATCTCTTGGCCGTAGCGTTGCGCGGCCCTGAGAGCGCCGCCAGAGATCAACCCGCCACGGGCAGCGGCTTGACGATCAAGCGCTTTTTGGCCTTCCGCCAACCGAAAACCGTAGCCAGGGTCAGCAGTAAACTGCTGCATGCCAAACGGCGTGTACCTAGACGCTGTTTCTAGTTCTGGTAACGCACGAACACCCGCCTCACGGAACGGGGCTTGCAGTTCAACTTGCCGCTCAAACTGTTCTCTTTGCAGTTTAGCCGCACGGTCAGCCGCAGCGGCTTGTGTGCTTGCCGCGCTTCTAGCCGAGCTAGCACCAATTAAAGAGCTAGCTACTGTAGCTCCGGCTACCCAGAATGTCATGATGACGCCTCCAAAACTTCTTGCTTAACTAAATTGCCAGATGAGTACATCGAATTATCTTCAACTTCAACTAATTCTGCTTCAATTTCTTCAATTGATTTTTCTTCAACTGCATGAAAAGTCATACAACGCGCATCAGTCACGGCATAGACCGCACGTTTTGTGCCCGGTTTACTTGAAAACAAGTGCGGCCCGGTAACCTCTTGAACGCCGTCATCTGTGGTAATCGCCACCGTTCCCGACACGATTAGATAAAAATGCTCTTTTTTATGGACTGCACCAACTACTAGCACTCCAGCATGGCGAAACACCTCACGGCAATACATTCCTCCGTGGAAATAGTGCTTTGTCTCAGGTTCATACTGGGGCAGCTTTGACACCTCGATTTGCAAGGATTTTACCCTGTCAATCATTGACATGGGCTTTTCAACCTCAAAACCTTCGCCGTATGTGACTTGCATCAGATTATTCCAAAAGCAGGTTGTTGTTGGACGCAGCTTGCATGATGACCCAGTTTGTGCCGTCTGACACCATTGTCGCCCAATTTCCCACAACATCCAAAAGGATTGCCGTTCCAGCCGAAGTGCTGTCAAGCGGCACGACATTGCTGGACGCCGACACCAAAAGCTGCGCTTGCATGTTTTTAAAAATCAACTGCCGCCCAACCCATGCAGATGCGGTGGGCAGGGTGACCGTACAGGTCGAGCCTGACTTGTTGTTGATCAGCCAGGCTTCGCCAACAGCCACGGTAAAGTTAGCCGTCTTGGTAACCGGCGCAGACACCGTGTTGACCACTGGCGTTGTCCATGTGGGCGACCCCGTACCAGCGCTGGTCAGTATCTGACCCGCCGTACCAGCCAAGGTAAAGGCATAAGCCGTGCCCGTGCCGTAGGCCACAGCGCCAGCCGTTGGCGTAGCCGTAGCGTTTGTGCCGCCATTGGCAATAGCTAGCCTACCAGCCAGTACCACAGCGCCCGTGGTGGCCGTTGCAGGGGTCAGGCCAGTAGTGCCACCTGAAAACGACAAAACGCCCGTGTTGGCTACCGTAACAGTGCCAACCCCATTGGTGACTGAGATGCCAGCACCAAAACCAAGCGTGTTAAGGGTGTACCCTGTGCCATTGCCAATCAGCAATTGGCCGTTTGTAGGGATAGTACCTAAACCTGTGCCGCCATTGATAACCGGCGTGATGCCAAGCGCCCCACCAGTAATGTTGTAAATGTTGTAAAGCCAGCGATACCACTCACGCGAAACCGCCCCCGTGCGCTCGTCAGTAAGCGGCACGCGAGGCGGTGTGATCTGGGTATTAAGGTTAGGCATTCGTTGGGCTAAGTATCAATTCTGCGCCCACGATGGCAATTTTTACCGGATCAGTGCCAGAAAGTTCATAGACCCTATCGCGCAGCTTTAGGGTCATGCCCAGCCTACGCCAGAAAGTCCTGTGCCCATACGCGCCAATTTTGCCAATTGATGCCCAGTGTTCGTTTGAATATGTGTGACCGCCGTCATCCGACCAGCGCAACATGACTTGAGGGTTGTAGCCTGGCGCGGCAAGATAAGAGTTGGTTACCAAGTTGTAGCCGCTAATGTCTTCATCTGACAGCTCGTACTGCCCAAGCGGCTCAAAACCATCGCCTGCCTCGGTGGTCAGGGTGTCGCCTGATTGAGTAGCCAAAAACGTCTGCACGTATTCGGCTACAAGGTCTAGCCCTGACTCGGTGTCAATATTTTCACTGTCATAGGCAGGGTACAAATTTAAGCCAACGCCAGTTTCGCAGTCTAATTGCAAGCTGTGCTGCGCGGTGCGCTTGAGGTTGTTCTGGCCGGTGGGCAGCGCCCGCCATGACCGCAACCACTTTTGGATGTCGCCGTTGTCAGCGTACACATCCAAATCAAACGTGTAGATGTTGCCGTTCTCAAAGTCGCCAACAATAATGTTGCCACCAAAGTTGCACTGGCAATTGCTGCGGTGCCGCATAAATTCGCCATTGTCAAGGCCAGCACGTTCATGCCATGCTTGCGTGGCTACGTCATACACCCAAGTGGCGTTGCCGCTAGGAAAGGTCAGCACGTAAAAAGCGTGGCCTTCTTGCTGGTAGGTGTAAGCAATAGCGTCCGAGATATTGCCGTATTGGGCTATGGCGTACTCTATTGCATGCGTTGAAATGCGAACACCAGTGTAGCCATTGGCGCGGTAGACGATGCCTTGCCCACGGGCGTCTGTGCCTAGCCAGAACAGGCCGTTGTCCATCTTGGCAATGGTGTACGCTGACACGCAGCCAATTTCGTTAAACGCACCTTGGATGCGCTGCAAGGGGAAGTCAGCAGCGCCAGAGTCGTACCAGACTTCCACCGAATCAGTGCCAAACACCCACAGTTCGCGGTGGTCGGCAATAAGGCCCACCACGCCGTCTGGAGAGCCTTCAGCGCTTGCAAAGTCCAGCGGGTCAACGGATGTGCCATCCAGCAGTTGCGTCACCCAGATGATCTGGCTGTTGGGCTGGTTGAAGACAAAATAGCCGTCAAGGTAGGCCACTGTCACCGCACCGGCAAAGTCGGGGTCGGTGATCTGGGCAAATACGTTGGTGACTTCGTTGTAGATGTAACTTGGCCCATTGGCCGCAATAAACAATTGCGTGCCGTTATCTGCAATGGACACGGGGCCGGTGCCAGCCACGGCGCCCAGCAATGTGGGCGTTGCGTTTAAGCCGGTCAGCTTATAGAACCCATTGCCAGAGACAACAAAAAAATCGCTGCCGTTAGTCTGATGCGCCCACAGGCCTCGAATTGGGCCGGTGCCTACAGTCTGAAGAAAGTTTAAACCCGGAGCGCGGTTAAGAAACGCCGCCTCTTTGCCGCCTTCTGGAATGACTTCTGGGAACAGATTGACCATGCGGTTATCCGCAGCGTTGATACTGCGGGCAACATAGGCTGATCCAAGAATCGGTGTTTTCATTAAGCGACTGCCGCGCCGCGCAATCCAACGACCCACCAGTCAGTACCAGCAAACTGGAGAGTCACCGAATCGCCAATAGCATTAAATGTGATTGTGGTTGCACTGCCAAGATTGGTCGGAGTCAAAACACCCGTATCGCCACCAGCGGCTTCTGCAACATAAATAACTGTCTTGATCTGTCCTTGAGCACCATCTGCAAGCGTCAGTGCATTACCCGCAGCGGTTGACGTAAACGCGGTGGCAAGGCTGGTGATATTTACTGCGCCGGGGCCACTCAATGCCTGCACTGCACCGGATGCACCAGTGCCGCCATTTGCAACTGGTAAAGCACCAGTCACGCCAGTCGTAAGCGGCAACCCAGTGCATGAGGTAAGCACTCCAGAGGTCGGCGTACCAAGAATTGGTGTCACCAATGTCGGCGTGTTGGCAAATACATTTGCGCCCGTGCCTGTCTCATCTGTGAGTGCTGCCGCCAAGTTTGCGCTTGATGGGGTTGTCAAGAATGTCGCCACATTTGCAGCCAAACCAGAAACGCCAGTCGCAACAGGCAAGCCTGTGCAGTTGGTCAAAACACCGCTTGCTGGCGTGCCAAGCGCGGGCGCTACCATTGTTGCGCCGGTAAACAGCAGCGCGTTAGTAAGCTGTTTTGTCGTGCCCCCTTGCACGATTGGCAAAACGTCAGTTGTTGCCGCAGCAGTAGCGGATGGGAGGGCTGTGATTGCAATGGTTGCCATGTTAGTAATTCCCTGCGTAAATGTTAAAGCGTTGACGAGTGGCGACAATGGCGTAAGGCATAGACATCACGTCATCTGGATTGTTGATGCGCTTCAAGTTGCGCTTGCTAGTCATGGCAATGCGCTGCACTTGAGGGCTTGGCTCAACGCCAAACTCAGGCGCAATCTCCATCGCCAAGTTGTAGGTGAACGCCCGCAAATAGCCTGGTGGGAAGAACAAGTCAGTCGCCAAGGTGGCGGGGTTGCTCAGTTCTTGCACCGAGACAAAGTGCCATTCCAAGTCGCGTGTGGGGCGTGGGTAGATAGACATCGTAACGTCTGGGTAAGTCATGTTTACAAAAATGACTTGCGGATACGTTGACGTTACGGTTTTAACGGCGATGCCGTTGTACTGTTGCTGGTTGATGAACTTGATGCCAAACGACACGTTTGTGCCAGGGTCACGAAAGTACGTTGCCTCGTCCAGCAACACGGGGCGCAGGCCAATAAAGTTACCCGAAGGGCCAAGTGTGCGGATGTACTCGCCAGCAGGCCAAGTAAAGGTTTGATCTTGTGTGCAAAATACAGACAGGCGCTCAGTATTCCATGAGTCGATCATCTGATTCATCGCCATCAGGCTGTCTTGCGACACTGATGCAGAGGTTGTTTCACCTTCGGCCAACACGCCGATCAAACGAAGTGCCCGATTGATTTGATCGCCAGCAGTGTAAACGGCCATCTCAGACTCCTTCGGCTACAGCCTTGCGTGTGTATTTGCGCTTAACTTCTAGCGCGTTGACTGCTTCTTCAGGTTCTGAAGGCATGTCTGGATTGTAGCGCGTCCAGCCGTGTGTTTCATCGTAAACGGCTTCAAGTTCCATAGTGGCAACTTTGCGTCCGTGAACAGGGTGTTGGAGATAAATGTTCATAAGAAAACGGGGGCCGAAGCCCCCATTTGGTTAGGATGCTACCAATGGAACAGAGTACCACTGGGTAGTGGAAGATGCCACCAACAACGAACTAGTAAGGTTTGTAATGCTATACGCACCGTTAGCCGCAACTGCATTAATTGCCCCGCCAGTGGCGGGATAAATATTCAGCGCTCCGGCAGCGGTGTTTTTAACAATAATTACCATACCAGCTACTGCGGTAGGCAAAATCACGCCTTTAGTACCATCTGCCGCCGAAACGACATTGATACCCTCAGCTAGTGCAGCAGCATTGCCTTGAGTACTGCCCGCCGCCGCAACAGCAGCAACAGGAAGACGAATGGCGCCGGTTGAAGTGCCAGCTATGGTTGTAGCAGCTATGGTTGTAGCAGTTATGGTCGTAGCGGTCACCGCTTGCAACGCTGACGCGCCGGTAACGGTTACGCTATCAAATTCAGGGTCGCTATACGCAACGCCTACAGCTTTAGTATTTGGCATGATGTTCCTTTAAGAAGATGGGGCCGAAGCCCCATCAGATTTAGGCAATGCGGTATGCAGTCCAAGTGCCATCGCCGGTTTTACGAGCGAGGAACCGGCCTGAAGTGCTTTCCAGCACGACAGGGTTGCCAACGATTGTCCAGCCAGTACCAACAGCCAAAGTGACTTGGAAAGAAGCGTCAACCACCACAATAACAAACTCAAAAGCAGCGTTTACTTTTGCCGCCGCCGTGATGTCAGCTTCTACCAATGCCACGGTGGGCAGTGTGGCGGTAATGTCAGCAGCAGAATCGCTGGTAAACAGACCGTTTGACAGTTGGGCAGCGGTCAAAGTTACGTCAACAGTCAGGGCCGTAGGAGCGCCTTGAACCGACAGAACAGCTTCACCGATATTGCCGTCACCAAGCTGGTAGCCACCAGCGCCATTAGGGAGTGCCATGATAATTTCCTTAAAAAAGATTTAAAAAACGCCCCCGAAGGGGCATTAGGTTTAGCCCCAGATGCGGCAAGCCATTTGTGGACGGATGGTGCTGAAGCCGTACAGAACGTCAATACGGCAAGGCATACGGTCGTTGTTGATGTCGTACTGACGAACAACGCGCAGGCTGATACCGTTGTGAACGGCACGCGCAGCCATGTCAACGCCTTGTGGCAGCAACAGGTCAGCAGTGGCGAACGTGATGGCATCCTTGTGGTAAACCAAGTTCTGAGCGTACTGAGTAGAAGCAGAGCCTACAAAGGTTACGACACCGCCAGTTGCAGGCAATGCGCTCATAGTAGCCAAAGCGTGGCTAGCAGAGTACATAGCAGCCACGGTCACAGTCCAAGTACCACCCACGGCAGTAGAGTCAGTCAACGCAACAAATTGGAACAGAGAACCAGTTGACTCACGGGTCTGTGGGTTAACAGCATTGCAACCACTGATTGTGAACACATCACCAGCTTTAATCGTGGTGACTACAGAGCCTTGCTCCAACAGAATAGTTTCTGAACCTTCGGAAGTAACGCCGGGGGTCTTGACCAGTGTGGAAGCACTTGCGCTACGTGAGCCAGTGGTGTGCTGCTTGATCGACTGAGACATGTTGATCTCGTCAAAGCCCAACACGCCAGTGCCCATCATGCCGTTCTTGAACTGCTTGGAGATAGTGTCGGTCGGATTGAACAGACCTTTCATACCTTCAACCAGACCAGCGTTGGCCGCTGGGTTCACGGTGGCGTAGCGTGGGTTCATCACAGCAGCGTTCTCGTTCAGCTTCTGTTGGGCTTGGAGCAGCACCAGCGAAGTCGAAGGAGTGGTGCCAGGCGTGCCAACGGTGTTACCGATGGTTTTGTACGCATTGGCAACGTCAGCATCAATGCTGGAGGCCAACTGGCTGATACGCGGCTTAAGAACACGCTCTGCGAAGTCGTCCAATTGCATGGTCAATTCAGCAGATGTGAAGTTGACACCGATGTGCTTTTGGGTAGAAACAGCCAGAGTGGTGAACTGCTCGTTGTCGTCCTGAACTTGCAGGGCGGCACCGTCAGTAACCAGAGCGCGGTCAGGCAGGCGAATACGCAGTGTGGAGCCAATCTTAGCGCCTTCAACAGCAAAGCTGTCGTCGTACTGGCGATTGACGTTACGGGTAAGAACCAGATTGTTTTCGAGAATCTCAAGCGCTTTGCGCGTGATCATGTCGATGGTAAGAATCGAATTAGACATTTGTAAATTTCCTAAAAAAAGTTAGCGGATACGTTGTGCTTCCCACTTCTTCATCTGCCTTACACGTTCAGCTTCAATCCACTGCGAGGCCGTCATGCTCTTGATGGAGCGTGGGTCTGTAGTGTCAAGTGCTGGCGAACCAGTGGCTCGGGCGGTAACAGGTGAAATCGGCGTTGGCGCTGACGTTGTTCGTTTGACCGGAGGTTCTGCGGCCAATTTGGCCTCAATCTTTCCAATCTCTTTTGCCTGACCGAGCGGCGTCATGCGGGCAATACGTTCCGCGTCCTTGGGGTTAGAGCCGAGATAGTAAGCTAACTCAGGGCCAATTTCCGAAGACTGAATCGTTTCGGCCATCACGTTCGTGATCGGCAGTTTTGGGTTGTAGGCGACTTGTTCAAAGTCATCGTACTTGTCCCGCGCTGCTTCCTCAAGTTCTTGATAGCTTTCAAGAATAGCAGAGTGCTGCTTGGCAGCTTCACGCTTTGCAATCAGTTCTTCAGCCTTCTGTAGCGTCAACGCTTCCGTATACGCTTCGGTAGACTCAAACTGATCAGCGGATGCTGTCGGGGCGGCTCTCAGCGTCTGTTGTTCAGACTGACGCTGTGCTTGATCTCGTTCCCACTTACGTTGCTCTCTTGCGAGGCGTTTGCCAATAGCTGCGTCAAGTTCCTCTTGCGAGAATGTCTTGCTTACTGCTTCTGGCGTTTCCGGCGTTTGAACATCAGTCGCAGGCGCAGCCGTTGCTTCCTGTTCTGGCACGGGTAGTGACTCCGCTGGTACTTCTTCTAACATTTATGAATCCTTGGATTCCTCGGTCAACCTGGCCGATACGGTTGTGCCGCTATTATGCGGCAGATTCTTGGGTTTGTGAAGCGACATACGCCGCAATCACGCCAGCCGTGTGAATGGATGCTGCAATGGCTTGCACCTTGGCATCTTCACCACTCACGTCAGCACCGGGCACGACAACGTGGCGGTGGAACTTGCTGCTGATTTCAACGCCATCTTCTTTGATAGCGGTCTTGGTGCGAACTTGAATTGAGCCGTTTTCAACAACTTCAATCAGATCGACAGATACAATTTTTTCTAGCATGATAATTTCCTTGTTTCCAGAGTAGCTATCCCGCTACACATTAAGGTTTCCAGTTGTCCGAACTGGTACGGATTAAGCTACTACGCCTTTGATTACATTAAATGTCAAAACAACAGCCTCAGACAGCGAACCGCCAGATATGTTTCGTAAACAAATAACTGTTTGATTAGAAAGTCCAACATTAGCCCATGCTTGATATGTTCCGTCAGTTGCAAGTCCTGGGCTATTTACATTTACTAAAATAGAATCATTAACGCCAATTTGCGTGTTGTTTAAGGCAAAAGTTACAGTCGTATTAGCGCCAAGTGGAGCATTATTTGTTGTAATTTTTCCGCACATTTTGTTTAAAGTAACTGCGGTGCTTTTGTTAGTAGCCTGTGTGACTGTCCCGCCAGCGCCTGTGTCATACCCAAACCCACCAGCAAACCGCACCTCATTTTGTGTATCACCAAACGAATATGGAAGCGTTGAGTCGCTGTTGTTTTCGCCTGTCGGTGGATACAACACGTTGCCATTGGCATCGTTATGGATGCCAGCGTAGTGAGGCCGTGGGTCACCAGCAGGCCCAAAATCAAAATTGAACCCGCAGAAAGATTGACTTAGCGCCGTTACATCGATTGCGGCAGGTGCTCCGCCCAAAACAGGAACAAAGTAATTGCCAGTTATAGAAAATCCGCTGTGGTACAACGGCAAATTTCCAACAGGAAATGCAATCATTGCATTTGAAGTGTTGTTTTGTGCTGAAAAAGTATTTCCCGAAATGGTTGCGCCTCTGCATGGGCCTTTTAAAGTTCCACTTACGCCGCTGACTACACTGAAAAATAAATTAACTTCACCTACGCCATAAGATGTTTCGTAGGCTTGCCCAGTAAACGTCAGGCCCGTAACGCCCGCAAAATATGCGCCGCCTAGTTTGGCCCCGTTTAGGTTGTTTTCAATAAAGACATGGACATTGCCCCCATCGTCAATGATGTTGTATTTGCCCCCATTGAACTGGCAATCCTGAATAGTGAGTCCGTTTGTAAATCTGACAAATCCTCCAGCACGCCAGTCAGCGCCGTTGGTGATCCACATTGGAGCGCCATTTTCTTGGTCGATGCCTTCAAAAAGGCAGCGATGAAAGTGCGAAATCTCTGTCTGATCAATGACAATGCCGTAGAAAAAACCAGTACTCCACACCAAATCAACTTCGTAATACGAAAAGCCACCGGAGTTCATGGCGATACCTGCGCCAGTGTTTGCAACGTTAACGCATCGAATCTTAAAGTTCTTTAGTTGCGACATCCCGTAACCGGAGCCGTTCACTGGGTTGTTGCCGACTTCAATACCGTTTCCTGTCCCAACGTACTGAATTACCGAGTTATCACGACTTTCCCCAAACAAAATCTTTTTATTCGGCACAAAAATTGTGGTGTCTGTACGGTAAGTCCCATCTGGAATGTAGACAGAACTTCCAGCAGCAATGGCAGCAGCAAAATACGGCTGGCAGTCCACTGCTGAAATATTGGTTCCAGCAGGAATAAAATCCATGACGTTGACAACAGCGTCAGCAATCATGGAGTAGGTTACTTTTGTAAGCGCCATTTTTTACTCCATCAAACTGCGTAGGAGCAGGTAAAGTCCACACGGAAAGTAGACGAACTTAAATCTGTTCCAACGAATGTTGCGCCGGTTGTTTTGTAAAAATAAATTACAGTCGAAGAAACTTGAATAATTGGCAAAGCACTTGTAGAAAGAAGTTGTTGCATACCTCCGCCAACATAAGCAAAGCTACCTGATGGCCCGTCATAGCTACCAGCGGTAAACGGAAGCCCACCGATGGTCAGCGCCCCTCCAGTCGTTGTGCCTCCATTGACACTCAAATAGCAACGTAGAAATACCGTGTTGCCAATTTTTGTATAGGTGCCGGTTTGGGTTGCATATGTGGGCGATGTAATTCCAGTTGCAACGGTAGGTGTCCAAGTACCTTCTTCATAGTCAGCCAACAACTCGCTTGTGCCTGAACCCGATGTGGCAGAAAAGTCGATGCCTTTGCCAGATGTGCCGATGACAAGGTTGCCAGCAGAGACAGTGACGTTCTGTGCGCTGTCAATCTTGACCGCATCCACTGGCGCTTGGCTTCCGTCAGGTGTGGTTCTGAGCAAGATGCGCCCAGGCATATCGTTGCTTCCTGGTGTGCCATCCACCTCAACGCGAATTTCAGCAGCCAAAGCTAGGTCAGTGCCATCGTTGCCAGCGATGTACATGTTCCACAAGCTGTCACCGTTTTGCACCACAGTGGGCACAGCAAGCGTGCCACGTGAACGGCAAGCAAACGTATTAGAGCCGGAGTTCGCCGTAGTGTCATTCACATGAACAAAGCCAGCCACTGGGTTAGCGCCTTCGTTCTTCACGCAGAATTTGCTGGTCACAGACACGCCAGCAACAACGCCTGTCGTATCACCACCAATACCCACCTCGCCAGCAGCAGACACTTGAGTACCGGTCAATTCAGTAATAGTGATTTTTTTAGTCGTACCGGTTTGAACGATAGGCAATACAGACGTTCCCGCAACAGGAGTCGTTACTGCGGTAAGTGCTGAGATTTTGGTATCTGCCATGATTGTTCCTTAAACGTAGTTGACTTCAATTGTTGAAGTAACTGGAGGTGCTTCTGAAAAGGTAATAACAGCGCCAGCAATGCTGTACGTGTTTTTTTGTTGGTATACGCCGTTAATATACACAAATGTAAAATTTTCACCTAGCGATGCTGCGCTTAACGTAAATACAGTTTGTGATCCTGTGCCCGTAAAATTTTGTACTTGGTAACTTGCGGTGCCGATGCCAGAAATGTTGTCGTAAGTTGCAATAAGCACATTTACTGATGTGTACAAAGCAAATTTATACGGCGACGCCAACAACCATATTTCACCGCCAGGCACACGCCCTGCGGAATCTAAAATAATTGGATTGGTATGCGCCGTATTGCCGCTAGAAGACGTATAACTTGTTTTTGGTGTGGTGGTGCCTGCGGCATACGCATACAGCTTGCCACCCGTCAGCACATTGCCGTTGTTGTCAAAAAACTGGGCTGCTGCGCCGCCCACGGGAGAGAGGAAAACTGACATGCGTCACTCCAGCAAAATCAAGCCGCCGTCCTCTTGCACGAGGTTGTCGGAGGACTCGGTAAGAAGGTTGCTTTGGGCTTGTTCGCTGTTGCGACCACCAAAAATCGAAATAACACCGCCTAGGCCAAGACCTACTGCGTTGCGAAAAGCTACACCGAAGCTCATTGCTTGTTGATGGGTTTGGAATACGCGGTGCCATCAGTGCTGCCAATTCGTATCACACTGACGCGCCAAGGGGCGCCGGTTGAATTGATTGGTACAACAAACGGGATGGGCGTAAAAGCTGGAATTGGTGTGCTGGCGCTGGTGGCTACGGCCCCAACACCTACCTCAACATAGCAAGGTTGGTCGCACCAAACCATTACGCCTTGCGGGCCGGGGGGCCATGCGGTTGTGTTTCCAGCGCTAGCACCGGCAGTTGCAGTGTAAGAGGGGTAATCCGCTTTGCTCATCGGGTTTAGAAGTTCCATGATGTTTCCTTATGCCAAGAATTTCAATTTGTACAAAGTGCGAAGATAAATCTCAACGATATTATCTATCAACTGTTGTAGCGATGAGTCTGCTTTATCACAGACATTGTACCGAGCGCCTTCAATTTCAGCCAACGATTCCTCTAAGAACTCAATCACGTTGGTGGTTTTTTTTGCCGAACGCAGGGTAATCGGGCCGATCAGACCATTTCGGCCTTGGTAGGCTTCGGCAAAATCATCAGCCGCACCAACAATGCGGTTATAGAAAATGTTAAGCGCTTCGTGCTTGCTAAAGCTGCGGGTGTTCAAGTGAACGCTGTGCGTCACATCACGGGCTAGAAACAAGATTCCTATAAAGTCAGCGGGTTTCATTGTGGCATTCCTTGTGGTGGCATCATTTCTTGTTCGGGCGGCATCATCTCAGACTGCTCACGCATCTCAGGCATCTGGTTCACTGTGTTTTGTGACTCCATCGCCGCAGCTACAACGCCCATAGCAATGTCCTGAATCTGCTGCTCAGTCATGCCCGCTTGCACAGCGGCAATGCGCTTGGTTTCGGCCTCGTACAGCTTGACTTCAGCCTCAAAGTCTTTGCGCTCCATGTCTTGCATCTCAATGGACTTGCCGACATTGGTAAGCATCTGGTGCATCTGCTCCATCTCTTGGCCCATCGCCTGCATCTGTTGCTGCGCGGCTTGCAGTTCTGGATTGTCCTCGCCATCGCTCATCAGTTTTGGATCAATGGTCTTGGCAAAGCGTTTTGCCATCTCTTGGGCACCAGGCCAGTCCATGTTCTTGACAAACAGATCGCCAGCCACTGCCCACAGTTGCGGGTTGCCTTGCAGCAGTTGAGCCATCGCCTCCAGCGCCTCTTGACGCTTGGTTGCGTAGCCTGGGCCAGTGGTAGCCACCACATCGTACTTGCCCACGCTTGGGTTGTAGACCTTTTCGATCACAATGCCCTGCTCGTCCACGATCTTGTTGACCGGTTGCTCTTGATCAGGGTTGATCTTGATCATCTCAGTCTCGCCATCTTCACCGATAATGCGGGCAATGCGCTGGGTGTCGTAAATCTTTGGGATCAAGTCCACAAGCTGGCGGGCTACGTGCCGAACACCACGGGCCAAGTTGTCGCCGTAGTGGTAGGTGCCCACATCGCCCTCGCGCTGACGCGCAAGAATAGCCTTGCCAGAGCGTTCATTGCTGCCCATGCCCAAAGAAGCGTTGTATTGGCCGGTTGTGGACTTAATGTCCTCAGAAGCGCCCGCTTTGGCTTGCAGCAGGCCGCTAGAAGCCATTGGTGGCTGTGCCCTAGCCGGTAGTGGCAAAACAGCGCCTTGGCCGTCTGTGACGTCTGGATTGACCTCCAGATACGGCCAGTTGGTCGTGTTGGCGGTCTTCCACTTGTCTTCGTAGCCCTCAAACTGCCCACCATAGCCAATAAATGGCGCTTTGGGGGCCAAAGCCAGCATCTCGGCTTCTTGGCTGACCCAGTAGTTGTACATGCGCTGGGCGTCCTTGGCGTTACGCACCAAGCCCGACACATACAAGCGGCCATCGACTTCAAACTCATTGCCAACGATGCGGATCACGGGAATGTACTTGCCCGCCCAGTCGCGTTGCTCGAGAATTTCGTAGCCGTTGATCTTGCAGTACTTGACCTTTTGGCGGTCAGACTCGCGGCTTTTCTTGGGCTTGCCGTAGATAGCTTTTAGCTGCTTGTCCTCGGGGCTACCGTCAAACGCGGTGATGTTGCCTGGGTACAAGTTCAGCGTAGCGCGGTCGTAGTCGATGTAGTAGTAGTCAGCGACACGGATCGTGTCTTCGTTAAGCCAGTTGCTGATCGACTGATCGCCCACACCCAAAGACTGCAAGGTGGTAATAGGCGCTGCGTCTGGGTACTGACGCTCGTACTCTGCGCGGGTCAGGTCTTCGGTGATGAAGCAATACTTGGCGTCCGCGCCAGTCGGGTCTTGGATCATCGGATCCATGTAGACCGAAAACGAGTTGCGGATGCGGCCAATCTTGATGTCTTGGTCAAACGTGTTGTCGTCGCAGTACTCTGTGAGCAGGCGCAAGTAGCCTTCGCCGTAGGACACTTGGTTTTCGCAGGCCGTGTCGTAGGCCACATCAGCGTCCGACAGATACTCAATGTGCCGGATCATGCCGTTGAAGATTTCAGCGACTTGCACGTCAGCCTTGTCGTCCACGGGAATGACTTTAGCGCCAGGGCGGTTTTGCCGCTGGTCATTTGTCACTTGGCGCACGTGTTGCGGCAACTTGTTAATTGTCAGGCACGGGCGTGCATTGATTGTCTGGCCCTGCACCGCGCCGCGAGTCGCCAGCACATCAGCAGGCCACTGCCAATGGTTATCAGGCGAACCGGCATAAAACTTCAGGTCATCGACCTCATCCTCACGCGACTCAGACAGCGCCGACACGGCCATGTCCAGACGGGCGCGGGCGGTAGCCAGAACGCTAGCGTCGGTTTTGTCTTTGGCCGAACCACCAACAGCCACTGCTGCGGCGGCGACAATGCCTGTTGGGTCTGCCATTATTTTTTCTTTGCAGTTTTAGCCGACTCTTTGAAGTCTTTGGCCGTTGGCGCGTTTTTACTGCCAGGCTTGTTCATCTTCTCTTTGGAGCCAGCGGCAATACGAGCTTGTTTAGCGTGAATATTGGCATAAAGGCCAGGTTTTGTTGCCATGATTAGCACTTCCATCGTTTAAGGGCTGCTTTAGCGCGTTCGCCGTCTTTGGCGTTGGCCGCTACGGCGCCCATTCTTGCACAAAATGAATCCTTGCGGCCTTGGTCTGCTTTGGTCTTGGGGTTCGGGGCTGGCGCTTTGAGGTTTGAGCCAGTCGCAGCGTTGTACTTGGCTCTACCCTTCTCGGTCAGGCCAGCGCCCTTGGATACAGGCAACTTTTCGCCTCGGCCTACGCTCAGAGAAACAGTTTTTTTCGTTGCCATGTCAGCTTCCCATCCAAGATGTGTTGGCCGAAGTGTCTGAATACGTCCGGCGGGTGGTTGTGCGCGCATTGTACTCGCCCCGATGGGCCACGGGAAACGCAAACGTCACTGCAATAGCGTCCGCAGCGTCTGGCGAGGCTAAACCACGCGCCTTCATGTCCTTTTTTGACTCCAAAAAGATTGTTCCACGTGAATCAGGCTTCATCATAGGCGAAATCAAGTCCGTCTTCAAGAACCTGTCGTTTGGAATACTGGCCGTTTTCAGCCACTCCCGCATGTCGCCCCACATTTGCGCCCTCATGTTGCCGTACATTATCGGGTTTTTGGACTTGTTGCCAAAGTTTACGCCCTTGATCTTGTAGCGCTGTTCTTTGAGCCTGTCCACAATACCCGCCCCCAGCCCGCCCTCGTCGATGACCACCAGCGTGGGCTTGTATTCCTCAATGGCGTCAATCACATACCCCACCACGGTCATAGTGTCGTCGCCTCGGTGCCTGATGATCTTCACGATGTCGCGCCCCTGCCGCACGGCGATAACTGTCGCGTCTGCGCCAAACCGCGCCGGGTCGACCCCGATCACAATCGGCGCGCTCAAGTCCTGGTACTTGACCCGCTTCATGGCCTCGTCCACCGTATTGGCGCCGATGAACTGATCGTCGCCCGCGCTTGGGAATTGGCCGTACACCTCGACGTGCGCCTGACTTGAGTCCGGCCCGTACTCGTCAATGATCTGCTGATAGACCGCCTTGTCCGTCCCCTCGACCGTGCGGGCGTCCACCACCTTGGTATCCCAAAAGTCGCGCTTGGAGTGGAACGTCTCGTAGAAGTACCCCGTGTTGCGGCGCGGGTTGGAGAACGCAAACCAGAACCTGTTGGGCGTGTTCTCCGTAAAGAAACCCGCCGTCACCGCCCAGATGGCGTCATCAATACCGCTGGCCTCGTCGAAGATAACCAACACGCCGTCCATGTTGTGTACGCCGGCAAACGCATCTGGATTCTCAGCCGACCAAAGCCGGCCCTCAACGCCCCAGTACCTGGTGCCCTTACGCAGATCGCGCTCGACCAACTCGGTCAACCACTTGGCCGGTTGCAGGCTGGTGGCTGACACCTCGAACCAGTGGCTGTTCAGCCCCATCGCCAGCCACTTGGTGATCTCGGCCCAGGTCACCTTACGCAACTGCGACTCGCTGTTGGCCGACACGATGGTTGTCGAACCGATCCGCGTGGACAGCATCCAGATTACCAGCCATGAGACGAGGGCCGACTTGCCAATACCACGGCCTGACGCGACCGCTTCTCGCAGGGTATCAAAGTCAACCTTACCGTTGTTCTGCTTGATGTGGTTTGCGATGTCCGTTAAGACCTCGCGCTGCCACTTGCGCGGGCCAGTGAAATGCTCCAGCGGCGTGCCCTTGACGCCCCACGGGAATGTCAACATTACAAACGCAAACGGGTTGTCCTTGATCGCTGGCGACCAAAGCCGCGCCATCAACTCTTGTTCGTCTTCAGCGCTGTACTTGGTGGACTGCATCTAGTTTTGGCGTGAGGTATTCACTTGGGTTGTTCTCGATAACGTCCATGACGCGCCGCTCGGCTTCGGCCAAGGCGGCGGTGATCGAGATGCGCTGATCTACGTCGATGGTGATGGCCTGCTTGGCGACCCAGCCGTGAACATGCTGCAGTATCGCCAGGCTGGCTTTGGCGTCTCCCTCGGCGGCGGCTTTGTGCAGTTGGCGTGAGGCTTCTATCTCGCCATCGGCCTTGCCCTTTAACGCGGCGACCTCGGCAATCGGGTCAAGCTGGCACAGTTGGCGGTACTCGGTGGGCAACATGCCTGCAGCCATAGCCAAGCTGTCGCCCTTGAGGCCCAACTTGGCAGCATCGTAGATTCGGTTTAAGCGCGCCTCTGTCGCTTCGACTTTGCGCGCCTCAAATGGAAGCGAGTAAAACATGGATTCTCCAGCCACTGGTACGTGTGCTTGGATTCTATATTAAAAAAAATTTTGTTTGCAGCCCCTACGCTACCGTGGCCCACTGGCGCTCGGCCCTACCCCCACCCCCTAAGTTAGTGAGCACTTACTTACAGCTAGGGTATGTAAGCACTTACTAACATGTATGTCGGGCAGGCAGGCAGGCAGGCAGGCAGGCAGGCAGGCAGGCAGGCAGGCAGGCAGGCAGGCAGGCAGGCAGGCGGTCCGGCATGTGTGGACAATGTGGACTTGTCCACACATGTCGGCCGGCCACATGGCCATACGGCCGGCATGCGTGGCCACATGGCCGGGCATGCGTGGACAATGTGGACCAAGCAAAAGCAAATTGTCCACATGGTCCACATGCATGCGCCGGGGCTTTTTGGCGTGGGCGAAGTGTGGACAATGTGGGCACTTTGGACCATGGTTTTAAATCCGTCGGCTATAACATTGTATACACGTATTGTATACAATATCTGACTTAAATACTTTTCTTCTTTTCATTGTCCACATGGTCCACAAACCCCTTTTTCAGTGGCGCGCCACGTGGACAAATTGTGGCGCGCGCGTAGTCCGCAAATTTGCCCACATGGTCCACATTTTTGTAAGCTAATCGTTTACATAGGGTTTTGGAGCCCCTATGTAAATCAATCACTTACGAGCGTTGGCACGTTTCTTTCATGCTATATATGTGAAGGGGTAGTAAAAATAAACCCGTTCAAGTGCAACAAAATCGTTTACACTACAGTTTTCAACAAAGGGCAAACCATGATCAAACGCAACATTTTCACCAAGTGCGACATTCGCGATAACGGCGTTTTGGATTTAATCTTAGCGCTAGCAATTGCCGGGGCCGGCCTTGTTTTAGCACTCGCATATTTTGACGTTTTAACCAAATAAGGGGCCTGGCATGCTAATTTTGTCCACCAAGCTAAAAAACCAATTTTCCCCGGCGCATGCCGTAGCACTTAAAAATATCCGCGTGAATGACGACAAAAGGGGCTGTAGCGGGTTTATATCACTGAACGGCGCCATTGTTTACGTCAACACTGAACGATGCGGCTCGCTTGGTTATTTGTACCGTACGGCCGAACACTTGAAAGACTACACGGGCGGACCGAACCGGTTCGCGCGCGATATGGAATCACTTGTGGCCGGGGTCAATCAATTATTGAAAGGGGCATAGCATGCCAAAAATTAGCGTAACGTCAAAATTGGACGGGATCCGCTCTTGGTCCCTGCAGGCCTTGGACACGTGCCCGGGATCGATCGAAAGTCCGGGCGTATTGGTTGACGCATGCAAAGGTTGCTACGCCACGACGGGAAATTATCGGTTTGCCAATGTTAAGGCGCCCCGGGAATTTAACCGGACGGACTGGCAACGATTCGAATGGGTTGACGACATGGTCCAAGAATTAGAACGGGACCGGTATTTCCGGTGGTTTGATTCTGGTGACATGTACAGCTTAGCATTAGCGGAAAAAATGCTGGACGTTATGATCCGCACGCCATGGGTAAAGCATTGGTTACCCACACGCATGCACAAGTTTCCAAAATTTGCCATGGTCCTGCAGGCCATGCAGGCCCTGCCTAACGTCGTGGTCCGGCCGTCGTCCGATTCTATTGTCGGGGTTTTTACCCCGGGCCTGCACGGATCCGTCATCGTGCCCGATTCGCGCGTCGATCCGGCCATGGTCACACTATGCCGGGCCTATGAAAACGACGGTAAATGTAGTGGCTGCAGGGCCTGCTACGACAAGGCGGTCCCTGTTATCGCTTACCCGGCCCATGGCAAAACCATGGCAAAAGTTATCCGGCTCAAGCAAATCTGATTTTCAGTGCATGCGCCGGCCAAGCGGGCGCATGTGCGGACAATCCGTCCGGCAACGATAGGGGCAACACATGATAGTAATTAAACACGGCCGAAGCTCGTTCACGGTCCGGCCTGAGAATGCAGAGCCGATCCGGGACCTATTGGCCAAAATAGATAAGTCCAAGGGCCGGCGCGGCGCCAAGCTGGATCGGCCCAAGGGCGAAGCAAAACACGACAGCAGCAAGCGGGATTATCCCCGGTTTAACCCTGAATGCATGCTCACCAGTGACTACATAACGGCCTATACGGCCCTGAACCATTCGCGCCTGCACCTAATGCCCTGCACCATTGAACCCGCGTTAAATCGCACGCCGGCCGGGCTGGACCCGGCCATTCCCGAAGTATTGGAAGAGGTGGAAGCATGACCTACGAAGTACAAACCCGCATGTGCACCAATTGGGAAAATGTCTGGACCGACGCCGACGACGACGACGTTTTAATCACGTTTGAAACCTACGAAGCCGCGCGCGCAGAATTAGCGGACTACTTGGTGGACCTCGCGCATTTTGTCAAAACGGGCGATTTAACGGACTACAGCCCCGACGATTACCGAATTGTGGAGGTGGCGCCATGATTGATATGCGGGTCCCGTCCTACGGGTTAGTTTTGCAGCTACTGAATGCGGCCCTTTGCGAGTTATCGCACGGGGAAACCGACGAAGCCACGGCCACCATTGAGCAGGCGCGCGCGCTGCTGGAAAGTTTAGGGGTTGACGTATGAACTACTATTTAATGGGCTATGAGGACGCGTACGGCGGCGCCGGGTATGACGCGCGCCACGCTAAAAACCGCGAATATAACCGGGGCTGGGACGACGCGATAAGGGGTGTAGTGATATGAAAGGCGTACCCTACACCGTACGGGGGTTAACCCTCGAATGCAACTTTGAATTCGAAGCTGGCGAACCGGCGACATGGGATGAACCGGGCTGGCCGGACATTTACACGCTCACCGGTGCATGGTTGAACGGCGTCAATGTGACGGCGATTATTGACCCTGCGGTTGTGCAAGAACTTGAGGAACGCGCCCGATGGCCGTAGCGCTGGCGGTCTTAGCTGCCGCACTACTCGCAATTATTCTAAAACTATAAGGGGCCACACGGCCCCTTTTTTTATTTCACCCGGACCAGTGCGGACGGCGGCGCGTCCTCGACCAGCCGGCGCAGTTCTGACTTGGGTCTGTCGGCCATGTCGGGCGCGCAGTAAATGTGCTTTTTAGTGTCGTAGTCCCGGGACTTGAGCCGGCCACAATCAACCCAACCGGCCTCTTTAAACGCGTGCAGCAGGGCCTGCTGGGGCACTTTAACGCCGGCGGGCGCTGACCCTGCCAGCCGGTCGCAAACCGCGTGAAACGGGCTACCGATAACGCCCCGGGAGAACTCGCCGACCTTCAGGCGCATGGCCTCGACCAAAAAAGACTCGGCCATTGATAGGCCGTGCTCAACCAGGTTTAGCTTGAACTCGGTCATCATTGGGGCGGCGCCGGGGTTAAACGCGGACACGTCGCGGGCGTACAGCCATGCCCCTATGGCGGCAAAACCGCCGGCCTTGTACCATGCCCACATCTTAGCGGCGGCGGCGGGCGCCATCATGGGCGCGTGCGACCACACGCACATCCAGCGGCGGTCCTGACTGTCCAAACTGATCGGCACTTGATCGTTAGAAAACGCCAGCACGAACATGCGGTTGGCCATCTGGTACGGGTGTAAACCCTTACGATTGACGGACAGCATGTCGGGCGGCGCTGCGATGACGGGCTTTAGTTTATTGGCTAGGGCGCGGCGTTCCTTGGCGTCCGGCTCTTTTAACTCGTTCAAAATTAAAATTTCAGACTCAAGGGCATACCCGAACTGCGACGACATGGTGTCGTTATCTAACAAGCCCCGATTCTTTAGGTGGGGGCCGCACACCGACCAGATAAACGGCGCCCACATGGTGTCTTTGCCTGACCCCTGGTCGCCGCCATGCAGCACGGCATGATTGATCTTTATCTCGGGGTGCTGCACCTTGAATGCCATCACGTCCAGGATATGCGCTAACTCTTTGGCGTCGGGCACCAGCTTGCGGCAGTGGTCCAGCCACGGGGTGATGTCGCCAGCGGCCACCGGCGGGCGGGCGTCACGCCAGCGGTTGCCGTAGATGTCGCCGTCACGGGTAACTAGGACCGACTCGCCGGCCGCGTAGGTAATGCCGACCAACGCCTTAGCGCCTTTTTCTTGCCGGTTTTCGTCGAAGCAGACAGACGCTTCGATCTTGCGCCCGGTGTGGATCGACTTGCAACTGATGTGCCTGAACAGGGCGTTGAAGGTCTGGCGGGAAATTTCGCGGCGGTCGCGCATGTCAAAATAGGACTCGTCGTCTTGAATGTAGGCGAAGCGGTCGTACCATTCGGCCTTTTCGACGCGGCCTAGTTCTTTGCGCTCGACCTCGGCAATGCGCTCGGCGGCTTCGTCTGTAAAGACATCGTTCGGCGTCAGCTTGGCAAGCGCACCCTCCATCGCAGCGGTGAACAGTTCTTCACGCAGCCCGGGCGTGTGCTTGGGGCCACCGTTGTCGCCGACCCATTCTAGGAAGGTGCGGGAATCCAGATCAACGCAGTGGCCGTGAAGGCAACAGTACGCCCGATTGGCCGGCATGTAGCGCCCCTCAGGGTTGCCATCGCTGTGCTGCTCACTGTTGGGGCAGATGACCCCAGCCCAGCCCTCGGCGTTGGGTCTGGACAGCAGCAGCCCTTGGGTTGACAGCCACGCCAGCACATCGTCAGCGCCGTCGTCGCTGATACGGATCGGGCGCAGGGTCAGGGTGTCGGCAGCCGCCGGCGTCACGCCAAACGCGGCGCATATCTCGGGCAAACTGTAGTCGCGCTCTGGGTGGAACTCAACCAGACGGGCTTCAAAGTTATCACGCCCAGGCTTCAGGTTGACCGAACCAGGCAGACGGAAGTTACGCACAGCGTTGATGGAGCCAGGGTCGGTGTAGCCGGCGTCTGCAATGGCCTTGATGGCCGCGCTGAACTCGGCCTTGGTGGGCTGCTCGTTGAAGGCGTAGACCCACTGAAACGAGCCGGCTGATGTCTCCATGATCCATGTCGGCGGCAGGGGCGGCGTCTTGCTCTTGGTGCCTATGTCGTCCAGCATCATCACTAGGATGTACTCGCAGTTGGCCGCGCTGGCGCTGACATGGCCGTCCTTGAAACGCTCCACGATAAAGCTGGCGGTGTTGCCGTACCATGACTCGCCCTGCTTAATTCGGTGGCTGGGCAGGAACGCCGGCCAGGTGGCCTTGACAGCCCCATCGGCGTGAAAATCCAACGCTCCGTCTTTTAATTTGGGTTTTTGCCTGACTATCAGGGCTGTTTCGCCCTCTGGGGCCAAAGATGCTATAAACTCGATCATGTTGTTCTCTCCTTGAAGTTGTAGCCCCCGTCTAACCACGGGGGCTTTTTTTACGAATACCTTGTTGTGATCACACCTTCAGCCGCCAGCGGCAGGCCATCGGCCCAGGCTGGTGGTTCGCACATGACGCGGTGCATAGCCGCAGCAGTCGCCTCGGCCTCGTGAGCCGGACACTCGACAACCAGTTCATCGTGAACGTGTAAAACTATTCCGTCAATCTGACGCATGGAATGGCGCAAGATGTCATGGGCTGCGGCCTGCGTTATGTTCTCGCAAGCCAAGCCGCGCCATAAACGGGCACGCGGCCATTCTTTGGCATCGGCGGCGGGTTTCCAAGCAGCTTTGGTGTAGGTCACATTGCCTTCGTCGTCAAATTTGGCGTTGGGATAGCACAGCACCCTGCCGGAAGGAAGACTGTACCAGAGCATCTGGCCGTCAAACATGTAGGTAACCCGACCCGCGCTAAATTCATGGTTTTTATTTCGCATGGCGCGCATGTAGGCGCCCTCCAAGGCGCTGCCGTGCTGCATGGCCCAAGGGTTTGCCCTACGCCAGCCATCCACGGCGCGCTGGACTTCTGAGCCGGACAGGTGTATGCCGTAGGCGCGCCCGAATACCTCAAAGGCGCCAGCACCACCTAAAAAGCCAAGGGCCAACTCTTGCACCTTGCCGACCTGGCGCTGATCGCCGGTCACTGCCTCGTAAGGTACACGAAAGGTGGCCGTGGCATTGACTTTGTACGGGTCAAGGCCGGAGCGGAACACGTCCAGCTTGGCCTCGCCGGCGGCGCACTTAGACAGCCACGGATGCACGCGGCCCTCAATGGCAGACCAGTCGTAGGCAATCAGGACATGACCGGGCTTGGCTATCAGTGAGGGCCGGAGCATTGACTTGAGAACATCAGTAATGCGTCTTCCAAATCTTGGAGTGATTGTGTGTCCGCGCACCATAGCGTTGCGTACTTCATCAGGGTCTTTGGCGCATTTGCGGGTAAAGTTGTGAACCTGTGCGCCATAGCTTGATGCACGTCCGGTGGCAGACCCTCCAGCAAAAACGAAAGCGCCTCGGACTCGGTGATCCTCCTCATCGGCGAGTTGCTCAAGGCGGCTGAATTTCGCAACCGAAGACGCCCAGAGGTCGTCCGCGCATTGAATAACGTCCGCAACATGGGCCGGAATCTCATCGTGGTTCTCCATCGCAAGCAAGTTAGCCCGCACAGTCTTGTCGATCGAATACTTCTCGCCGTTCCACATCAGCTTCTTGGCCTCGTCGCCTACACGCTCTAGCACCCACTCGCGCATTTTAGGAGAGCGAACGCTGGTGATCTGGCCCTCGGTCACCTCGGCCACGATCTGCTGGATTTCTTCTGTTTCCGCAGCGGCAAAGCGCACGGCAGCGGCGCACAGCGGGGCGTCCACCAACACGCCACGGTCGTTGATACGCTCGTTGACGTGATAGTCAGACAGTTCTTGATCTGACAGTGGCCGCATGGCTTGGCTGATGGCCCGCATGGCGCGCACGTCCTGTTCGCAGTAGGCCACCATCTCGGCCATCAGGGCGGCGTCCTCACGAAACGGCGGCACGCACAGCAGCCGGATCAATTGGCTACCGCGATGGTCTTTCTTCATGCTGGCACCGGCAAACCGGCCAGCGTCCTCAAGTGATCCTGGCGCGCAGTTGGCTCTGGCCTGCGAGGCGGTGCAGTAGAACTGCTCCAACTTAAAGTCTATCTGCAAGACGTACCAGAAGATCAGGCGCTCGAACGCGGCGTTGTGGGCGTAGATCAGGCCGGTATGGTTGGCAACCTGTACAGGAAACGCCGTTTTTTGTACACGTCCATCAGCATCTGTATAAAAAGGCACCCATGTCTGTACAGGTTCGTCGCCAAAGGCGTAGGACATGCACAGCACCTCGGTCGATGCGTGTTGGGCGTAGTTGTAGACGCCGTGCTTTTTAAGGTCACAGTGGCTGCGGGTTTCGAAGTCTAGGTAGAGCATTTTCCAATGCCCACTCTTGCGAATGGGCATCAGGAAAGGCTTACGCTGCGCGGCGGCGGCGTCCGGCTGGCGCAGGGGCTTCATCAGCCACTACGCTAGCAGTCAACGCGCTTTCAGGCGTTTGCTCTACTTCAGCATCGGCGTCCATGCCGACCCACTCGACCACGCTAAAGACCGGCGTGTAAATCTTGCCGTAGGACTTGTGCGCGTAGTGGTCTTTCTTCAGCTTGACGATGGCCACAGGCTTGGTCTGATCCTTCTCGACTTGTTCGGCCAAGGCAACTGCCAAGGCTTGCACGGCGCGCTTGCCGCCCACGGATGTGGTGGTGAACCGCGCTTCCATGCCCTTGTCTTCGCCGGTCAAGCACTTGAGCGACATGCCGACTTGCGTCTCCCAGCCCTTTTTGGCGCTAGGCGGTGCAATGTCAAGTTCAGGCAGTGGCTGGCTAACGCTTGCCATCTTCTCGCCAAGCACTTCGCCGTCACCCCAAGCGATGAAGCCGTGGACAAACGAGAAAGGATTGACGGCCCATGTGGCGTCATCTTCGACTTCGGTCTGATCGGCACCGAACACCCAATGCCCGGTCTTATCCATCTTGAGGATGACAACGCCGGCTGGGCCAACATCAGTGGCGATAGAACGCAGGGAAGTAGCGAGGGAGGAGACTGCTGGAAGGCCAGCGGATTTGAAAACGGTCAGTGACATGATTTTACCTTTACATTAATTTAGAAAGAGCGGCGTTTAACTGCTGCCCGATTAGTACAACTGCTGGCCGAGGATCGCTCTCCGGTGCAATTGTGGTGCCTGAAGACACCGCCACCACAAGTTCGGGCGGCAGTGTCAACTTGCTCTTTTTCAGCAACTTCTCCATTTGAGCAGGGCTGAGTAATTCTTTGCTGTAGATGTCTTTGGACTCGAAACCTTTGCCGTCAAGCCAATGCACCGCGTCTTCTTCCTTGACCCACGATCTTGTCGCACGCTTAGGCACTACTTTCCAGCCCGTAACGGGCTTGCCCTTCTTCATCATCTCCTCGGCCAAAGTGCGAAGGTCTTTGATCCACGCTTCCAAGAGGTCTGCATTGTGTAGATACGCGCCGATCTTGTCAACGTCGATCTTATCCATCTTAATTGCAACGGCCCTATCAACGGCGCCAGTCATCACGGGGCACACTGGCTTGGCCGCGCACCAGCGGCAGTGGTCGCCGTTCTTCAGGGGCGCGTCAGGCTGCTCTGCAATCTTGACAGCCCTTATAAGGGTTTGCTCGAATTGCTTGATGCGCTCAATGGTGGTCGTCCAGCGCTTAATGGTAGGTGGCTGAATGATGACCAACTCAACTTCTGTTGCGCCATCAAACACCCACTTCGCCTCGGGCGTACGCATGGCAGCAGCAGCGTAGAACATAAGCTGCTCGTTCTCCTCGGCGGGCACCGGCACGCCAGCGCCAAACTTCCAATCCAGAATGATCGCCTTGTTGCCGATGCGGCCCATGAGGTCGGTCGAGCCAAAGACACCTGGCAGCAGATCACCAAAGCCGACACGGGTTTCGACTGCGTATTCCATCGTCTTGTCGGGGTCTATTTCATCAAGCAAGTCTAAGGCGGGCCAGAGTTTGTCTTGAATAAGTTCTTGGCTGCAAGTAAACCTGTAGTCGAGATCACCTAAAAAGCGGCTGATCTCATCGTGCAGTAGTGTGCCTTCTTCGGCGTAGCTGCTACTGGGCTGCGGCGGCATCTCGGCTACCAAGGCCACTGAGCCGGGGCAGTTGATGACGCGCTTGGCGGTGCTACCGCCTACGATCTTTGAGTGTTGCATGTACTGTCCTTTAGTTGATGAGGCGTTCAGTGTAGCATAAAAAATAAAAGTGTGCTAAACTTTTTTACATGCTTGAAAAACAAATCGAACGCTACCTTGTTGATCGTGTCAAAGCGATTGGCGGTGTAGCTTACAAATTCACCAGCCCCGCGCACCGTGGTGTGGCTGACCGCATCGTTTGCTTACCAGACGGCCAGACATGGTTTGTTGAGGTCAAGACCGAAGGCGGCAGGCTGTCGCCCTTGCAGAAAGTTTTCATGTCGGACATGGCACGCATGAAACAGAACTACGTATGCCTATGGAACAAAGAACAAATCAATGGGTGGCTTAATGAAGTTGCGTGACTACCAAGAACAGGCGGCTGACTTCCTGTACGAACACGACCGCGCCATGATCTTGGCGCCAGTGGGCGCGGGCAAGACGGCCATCACGCTCACAGCCATGCAAGACATGCTAGAGGCGGGTGTGGTCGAGCGCTTCTTAGTGTTGGCGCCCAAGCGCGTCTGCACGGACGTGTGGCCGGTCGAGCAGCCCAAATGGGCGCCTAACATCACGCTGGCCGTGGCGGTGGGCACACCGGCGCAACGGGCAGCAGCGCTCGGCGGCGGCGCGCAGATCATCGTGACTAACTACGACAACATCCAGTGGCTGGCGACACAGAACCTAGCGCACATTGACGGCATCGTCTACGACGAGTTGACCAAGCTGAAGAACCCGTCAGGCGCGCGGTTCAAGGCGCTGAACAAGGTCATCGACAAGATCAACATCCGCTGGGGCTTGACCGGCAGCTTCACCAGCAACGGCTTGGAGGACGTGTTCGGCCAGTGCAAGATCGTTGATCAAAGTCTATTGGGGCGGTCAAAGGGCGCGTTCCAGCAGCAGTACTTCATCCTGATCAACAAAGAGTACGGCGATTGGGCGCCGCGCCCTGGCTCACTGGCGCAAGTCATGGAGCGCATCAAGCCGGCCACCTACCTACTGGAGCCAGGCGACTACAAAGACAAGTTGCCGCCGCTAAACACGGTCGAGTTGCGCTGCGACATGGACATGCTTGATTACAACACCATGAAGAAAGACTTTGTGCTGAACGATGTGGTGGCCGTCAACGCGGCTGTCGTGACGCAGAAGCTGCAACAGATGGCCAGCGGGTTTCTGTACACCGACAATGGCCCCGTTTGGCTATCGCCGCACAAGTTTGACCGGCTGGAGGACTTGCTGGCCGAGAACCAGCGGGCCAACACGATTGTCGTGTACCAGTACAAAGAAGAACTGGCCGAACTCAAGCGCCGGTTTCCGCACGCGCAGACGCTGGACGACGAGAGCGCCATTGAGCGCTGGAACGCCGGCCAGGTCGAGTTGCTGCTGGTGCATCCGAAGTCAGCCGGCCACGGCCTCAACCTACAGCACGGCGGGCACCACATCGTGTTCTTGTCGCTGCCGTGGTCGTTAGAACTCTACGAGCAGACCATCGGGCGGCTGCACCGCAGCGGCCAGAAGAATGCGGTCTGGTGCTACATCTTGCTGACGCACAAGACGGTTGACGAGAAGATTTGGGGCGCGCTACACGACAAGCGCACATTGTCGGACATTGCATTGGAGGCTTTGAAATGAGACGGATTGATTTATGGAAGGCGCAGCTAAAGGCGGCGCGGGCTGAGTTAAAGATACGGGACAGGGAAGCAAACGCGGCGGTGCGAACTGTCTTCAGATTAACAAAAACGATTATTCAACTGGAGTACAAAATTGACAAACACATGGCGAAGTCTTAACGCAGAACTGCGGACGCTGGACGAGGCGCGGGTGCTGGAGATGTTGACCGAGGAGCGCAAGAACCAGCGCCGCGTGTCGGTCTTGCAGCGCCTGCACCAACGCTACAACACGCTGCGGGTCAGCCGCGAACGGATCGAACTACTACAGGAGGCAAAGCAACCATGATCAAGTACCTATGGACAGAGTTGAGGCTAATGTTGAAGACGGTGACGCCAGCACAAGCTATAGCGCATGAACTAATCCATGCCGAACATGATTTGTTGAGGGCTGAAACAGGCGTCGAGTACGCGCAGTCGATGGTGACTTATAACAAGAACCGAGTCAAGCGCCTGAAGGCGTACTTGGGTAAAACTGAGGAGCCAACATGAACAGAACATGCGATGCAGGGGGAATTTGCCCCCATAGCCCACAGTGCTTGTGGAGTTGCCAATTCACAGATGCGGAACTAGAAACCCGCAAGGTTAGGCCGTGGCCCGTGGTGCCGGAGGACATCGAGCCGGTGTCGGACACATGGCACAAGATTGGCGCGTTCATGCTCTGGTGTATTTTTGCAGTGCTGTTGACGATCTGCTTGGCGCTGTTCTTCACTGGCGTTTGGATTTGGAGTTTACTGATATGAAACAAGAAGACATCATCCGCATGGCGCGAGAGGCGAATGCAAGTTTTGAAACAGCCGAATCTATGTTTAAGTTTGCCGACCTTGTCGCAGCAGCAGAGCGTGAGGCGTGTGCGAAGGTGTGTGATGACGGAATTAACAACGCAACCGATTGGGACAGTAGCGCATGGGATCAAGCCTGTGAAAATCGTGCGTATGCCATCCGAGCAAGGGGACAAGCATGACTAAAGACGAAGCACTGAAGCTGGCGCTGGAGGCGCTTGATGTTGTGAAATTACAGTACACACAAAACCGCCATGTAAACGAAGCCATCAAGGCAATTAAAGAAGCCTCGGCACAGCCAGAGCAGGAGCCTACCTGCCCCGAATGCAAAGCAGCAGTACTTTACGAATGTGTGGCTTGCAGTAGCAACAACTATCCACCCGCAGCACAGCCAGAGGAGCGCAACTTCTGCCCAAGGTGCGGCAAGCGCACTGCTGACCCGACCACAATTCACACATGCACACCACCGCAGGGGAACACATGAGCTACATCATTGCATCGCTGCCACCCATCAAATGCTTTGTCAAGCGCGAGTTTTTGTACAACTTCACCAAGGGGCATGGCGAGTTGGAGCCAGCCATCTGGGTCAGCCTGAAAGCCCTGCGCGGCCAGGTGTTCCGCATTGAGTCGCTACTGCCCAACTACGGGGCGTTGTACGACAAGCTGCCCATCCATGCGTATGTCTGGAAGGATGACTACGGCGACCTACCGATTGATGCGCTCCAGCTTTGGGACTGCATGGGCTATCGGTTTACCATCGTGGAAAAGATCGGGCTACGCAATCTAGGCGTCAAATTCTTGGGCAAAGACAAGCAGTGGCACTTTGGGCGGTACATGTTCACTGTAGACTTCTGCGCTGATGAAATGGCGCTGGACACTGGCTTTACCGAACAGGCCGAAGAACACAAGTCGTTCAACTGGATCATGTTGGACAATGGTCAGTTTGCCTGCCAGCCCAACAACCGCTGCTTGTGGTACGACCAGAGCCTGATCCCCGCCGAGACAAAGTTCCCCGACTTCCAAGCGTTTAAGTTCTTCTACACCGTTGACGGCACACGCAAGTGGAGCGCTGGCGATGACTGGTTTTACACGATTGAGGAGAAGAACGCTTGAAGTGCCCAACTTGCAACACATGGACAACTGTCAGCGACACGCGAAACAAGGAAGGCTATACACTACGCCGCCGAGAGTGCGGCAACGGCCATAAATTCATAACGGAAGAACATGTCAAACTTCAAAACTTGGACTCAAGAAAACCTAGCACAGTTCGCCCAAGAAGCGAACGCAAAGATGGTTGAGCAAGACGACCGGATTCAGCAGCTTCAGTGCGACCTCAAGGACGCCATTGAGGCGTACCGAGCGCTTATGCGAAAGGTCGAGTCCCAGCGCGGTCAATGATCAGCGCCTGACGGCGAGGGTAGGGGCTGATGCTGATGTGCGTCCAAGCGTC